ACTTGTCGCAAACTTTACAGGAGATTGAAAACTTCGAAAAGTGCTTGTAAGTCTCTGACCTACTGGACGATATGGCTGTGGTTGACGTCCGGATTTGCTACGCTCTAGACTCCCGCCTCCTCGCTGCTCCTTGAAATTTCGATTCACTGTTGAGCGTTTTCTTTTTCCCAGAAAGAGGGCGCGCCGATGCTTCCGGAACTCGTCGACCTTGAGAATTTTCGCCTCGAATGTGACTGGACGTACGAGCAACTCATCCATGAGATGCGACTCAAGCGTATCCGGTTGTCGTTGAGCACCCTTTACTACCTCCTGAAGCGCCACGGGAACCCGACCGACCGGACGCTCCACAAAATCCGCCTCTACCTCCAGCGCACCAAAGCAGAACGGAAGCGGGCGCATCGCAGCCGCGGCCTCGATCCCGAACCGGCGGTGCTCTCGTGAAATCCGCTCATGCCCTGGCGGACGTCGAGACCCTCCCGCCGCGGTTACTCGACCGCGAGGCGGCCGCGGCGTATCTCTCCGTCTCGGCCGCCACGCTCGATCGCTTGATTCAATCCGGCGCGCTCGCCGTCATTCGCCTGCCCGTCGAACGTGGGCGCACTGGCCTCGGCGTGCCGGGTCGCACACGGCGCATTCTTCTCGATGTGCGGGATCTCGACGCGTTAATCGAACGCAGTCGAGAACGATCGTGAGCCGGCGATGGTGGCCGATCCTCGTGGTCCTCTCCCGACGTGTACGGTGTTGGCGCCGTGGGCATCTGTGGATGCTCAAGATCGAAGCCCGCGACGAGTATCGGCATCGGCCCTCGCGGCTGTTCCTCGAGTGCCGGCGCTGCCTCACCACGACGCCTGGCTGGACGGCCACACCCGCGCGCAAATTCTTCTGACGAGGGCGCGATGAACCGCGCGGACCGCCGGCGCGAGCAAGCCGAACTCGAGGTCGAATACGAGCGCCAGCAGCACGCCCGCCAGGAACGCCACGTCGCCCTGCCGGCGCCGGGCTCCCCCGAGTATTGCCCCGTCAACATGCGCGGGCATCGACACTTCTTCCACAAGAACCGCTGTATCTGGTGTGAGAAGCGAAGAGGGCAATCGTGACGCTCACGCCTGGCGTGTACCAGATTCCCGCGGCGCTCTATCACGCGGACCCGTGTCCCGAACCGTCGCTCTCGTGCTCCATCATCAAACTGATTTGTCTCGAATCGCCCGCGCACGCCTGGGCGGCACACCCGCGCCTCAATCCGCAGTACGCCCCTGAGAACGGCGAGCACTTCGATATTGGAACGGCTGCGCACGCCGTACTCCTCGAGGGCGAAGCCGCGGTCACGATCATTGATGCCCCGGACTGGCGCACGAATGCCGCGAAGGCCTCGCGCGAACTCGCCCGCATCGAGGGACGTGTGCCGCTCCTGGCCAAGACGTGGGCGGATGTGCAGGCGATGGTGAAGGCCACGCGCGCCCAACTCGATCGCCACAAGGACGGCGGCGCCGAGATGTTCACCGCCGGCGAACCGGAACGCACGCTCATCTGGCAGGAGGACGGGATCTGGTGTCGCGCCCGTCTCGATTGGCTGCGCGCTGGCGCGATTGACGATTTCAAAACCACGGGCGCGAGTGCGAACCCGGACGCCTGGACCCGGGCGATGTTCAACGCCGGCACCGATATTCAAGTTGCCTGGTATCTCCGCGGCCTCAAAGCGATCTCGGGTGAGGACGTGACGTTCCGCTTCGCCGTGCAAGAAACCTATCCGCCGTACGTCCTGGCCGTCATCGGCCTCGGTCCTGATGCGTTGATGCTCGCCGAGAAAAAACTCCTTTACGCGCTCGAGGTGTGGCGGCGCTGTCTGAAGAAGCGCGACTGGTTCGGGTATCCGCGCCGCACCTGCTACGCGACCTTGCCGCCGTGGCACGAGGCCCAGTGGCTCGAGAAGGAGTTGACGCGATGACCCGGAAGCCGCCGCTCACGCAACGCGATCTCGAGGCCGTGACGTGCGAGATGCCGGGCTGTGATCACACCGGGCACGATGGCGGGCTGATCCTCTCGGGCCGGTGTCATCCGGGCGCACCGATTCGGGCGCTCTATCGCGACGGGGTGCTCGTGGTGTCGTGTGCCGTCTGTCAGGGGTTCATCGTCAACATCGCCGTCGCGGCGGGGGCGGGGTGGCACTGATGGAGTTTGTTGCGGTTCTCGTCGCCATCGTCATCGGCTGGCTCGTGATTGCGCTCGTGCGCCGGAATTGAGGGATTTGATGAGAGTCACGCTCGACAACACCGACAAGATCGTGGAGCTGCAGCTCGCGCCGAATACGTTCGTCCTGGCGCGCGTGTGGGAAGGCCACACGGAGAACGGGATTCCCTGTCACGCGTACATCGTCCGCATTGCCGTGGACAAACAGGCGGACGCCTCGGAGTTCGCACGCGATCTCGAAGAGATGCGACCGGCCACACCAGCGATCGCCGCACTGCCGGCGCGCCTGGTGATTTGAACAACCAAACCAAGGGGAGGGCGAGCAAATGACCCGAAAGTCTCACGCTGACATTCCGCAACTGTGGACGAACTATCGCGTGCGCTGGCTGTTCCTGACAAAAATCTGCGCCTCAGTACCGGCCGACCCTGAACTCGTGAAGAAGTGGCTCGATGCACGAGCGCCCCGCGTGGCGCCGGCCGGCGCGTTATCGATCGAAGAAATCAACGAGGAAGTCCTGGCGAGTATCGAACGCGGTGAAGGGGACGCCGATCAGTCCTATTCGATGCTGGTCTTTCAACGCCACCAGGGCTCACTCGTGCAGCGAGCGGCCACGGTGAAAGCGCACATCAAGGACTGTGCGCGGGTGCTCTCAGCGCAGTATGTCGGGCGGATTCAGGGCGAGCGCGCCTTCAGCACGCGCGTCATCAATGGCGTCTATACGGACGCGGCGGTGTATTGGTTGCCGATCACGCGCCCGGACGGCACCAACGTCGAACGCCCTGATGGCGAGTTCGATAAAGCCATCCACGTCAAAGGGCCACGCGGCACGATGAACGCGATCAAGCGGTTCGAGTACATCGAGCCGCCCTCGGTGCTCACGTTCACACTCAACGTCCTCGGGCGCTCTGTGTCCGAAACAGATCTCCACCATCTCTTCACCTATGGAGGCGTGCATGGCTACGCAGGCGAACGCGGCGACGGAGAAGGACGGTACGAGTACGAACTCGAACTCATCACCGACCCGATCGCTGCTCCGGGACGACGCGCCGCAGTTGCGAACCGTTGAGGCGATTCTGAAAAAGAACGAACAGATCCTCGATGGCCTCGAGCGCGGCTCCCTCACGCCGAAGATGGGCGAGCAGATGGGCCAGTGCATCAAGACGCCGCAGAACCTCGTGCGCCTCGAGATCGCGTATCACCGAATGATCAAGGACTACGGTCGCACGGTGCCGGTACCGCGCTCGCCGCTCCTGCGCTCGATGATCCCGGGACTGAATCCGGACAAGGTCGAGCCCACGGACGGCGAGAAGGTCCGCGCGTTGATCGGTGAGAAGTGACGACGAGTCCTGTCGTGGCGTGCGCTGATTTGGCGTGAGTCGAAGCGTTCTGTTGTGACGTCGAGTAGTGATTTGCGGTGTGCCGTGTGCGCCATGTCGTGACGTCGAGGCGTGTCGTGATTCGTTGTGTTTTGGGCTGCACTGATCTGGCGTCGAGTGGTGGTGCGCAGTGATGTCGGGGTGACCTGAAGTGACGCCGAGTAGTGAAGTGTCGGGCCGTGCGATGTGATGTTCTGCCGCCGAGTAGTGTTGTGAAGTGCCGTGGTGAGACGTGATCTGCCGTGAATTGGCGTGCCGTCGAGTGGTGAAGCGATCTGGCGTCGTGTGTTCTGCCCTGGCGTCGAGTCGTGTGGCGTAGTGAACCGCAGCGATCTGTCGTGCCGTCGAGTTTTGTCGTGAGCTGCACTGCACTGGCTTGTCGTGGCGTCGAGTGGTGTACCGGCCTGTCCTGTCGTGGTGTGACCTGACGGCGAGCAGTGGTCTGGGCCGTCGTGTTCGGGTGTGTGCTGTCGTGACGCCGAGACGTGCCGTCTAGTGGGCTGGGACGTCGTGGTGTGACGTGGCGCCGAGGCGTGTCGTGGTCCGTCGTGAAGAGACGCGAAGTGCTCTGTCGCCGAGGGGTGAAGGTGCGTTGTTCCGTCCTGTGGTGACCTGACGTCGAGTAGTGCTGCGCAATGCGGTGACGTGAAGTGACCGTCGAGGCCTGTCGTCATCTGATTTGTTGTGTGCTGTCGCCGAGTAGTGATCCATGCCTTTTGAATTTCGTCCGGCCATCCGTGAGAACGTCGGCCTCCTGATCGGCCTCTCGGGCGGGAGTGGCAGCGGGAAAACGTGGTCCGCGATGCTCCTGGCGAAAGGCATCAGTGGCGCGAAACGGTTCTGCGTGCTCGACACCGAAGCCGGGAGAGCCCGCCACTACGCCGATCAATTCACCTTCGACCACGGCGATCTCGGTCCCCCGTTCACACCCGCCCGCTACAGCGAAGCGATCACCGCGGCGGACAAAGCGGGCTATGCCGCGATCGTCGTGGATAGCGCGAGCCACGAGTACGCCGGCGAAGGTGGCGTGCTCGAGATGCAGGAGGCGGAACTCGAGCGCATGGCGAAGGGCGACGATCGCCGGCGCGAGACGATGAAGATGTCCAGTTGGATTCGCCCGAAGATGGAGCACAAGAAGTTCATTCAGAAGCTGCTCCAGATCCGCGCGCACCTGATTTTGTGCTTCCGGGCGGAACCCAAGGTCGAAGCCGTGAAGGACGAACACGGCAAATTGATTTGGCGTGAGAAGCAATCGCTCGTCGGCCTGAATGGCTGGATCCCGGTCTGCGAGAAGAACATGCCGTACGAGCTGACCATCAGCTTCCTCCTGATGGCCGATCGCCCTGGTGTGCCGATTCCGATCAAGTTGCAGGAACAGCACAAAGCGATCTTCCCTCTTGACAAACCGATTACCGAGGAGTCCGGCCGTCTGCTCGCCGCCTGGGCGCACGGCGCATCGGAGCAACCGACGATGAATTTATCTGAAGCCACCACGAGCACTTGGCTGAAACGGATTGCCGAGGCCAAGACCCGCAAGGATCTCGAGACCATCAATGGCGAGATCGCTGCCGCGAAAGCGATGCTGTCGGCGCCACAAAAAACCACGCTCCGCAACGCCGTCAAACAGAAAAGCAACACGTTACCGCGCACGACAGCGGGCGGTGTGAAACAAAGCGACATTCGATGGTCGTGAGGACTCGTGAACGCAAACGGGAATGGTGCCGATCCCAAACTTCTCGCCGAATGGTTCTGGACGGACCGGTGGATGGGCTCGCGCGGATTCATGTTGCCCCTCGAACCGCGGGGACTGTATCGGGAAATGTTGACGCAGGCCTGGCGACGGGCCACACGGATCGGCCGGCCCGAACTCCCGAACAGTCCCGAAGCCATCCGCCGCGTGACGGGTGCCACGATGCGCGAATGGCGCCGCTCCTGGCCTCGCGTGCGGAAGTTTTGGCGCGTCGATGGCAAGTGGCTCGTCAACGATACGCAACTCGAGGTGTATGCGGCCTGCAAGGCGAAGCACGACGTCCTAACAAATCGCGGAATCAAAGCGGCGGCGGCGCGCTGGGGGAAAAATGCTTAAGCATGTGCTCAAGGTATGCCCTCCGGATCCGGATCCGGATCTACGTACGTACCGTCGCAACTTGTACGTAATTAGTACGATTAGAACCTCGCGCTTCGCGCGATTGACGGCTTCAGAACAAAAGCAAAACCAAACGCCGCGACTGATTGCGAAGCTGACGCGGGAACTCCTACACGCCAAGGTCTACGACTCGTTCGTCGATCTCCTCGAGGACATCAAAGGCCGGTGCGCCCGGCTGCGCATCCGCTACCAGCCACACGACATCACCGAGGCACTCCGGTTGATCGAATCGAATCGATCGCTCACGACGGAGCGCCTGCGATGAGGAGATGGCTACGCGCCACGTCCGATCGCTTGTGTGGTCTGTGCCACGGGCTGATCCACGAGGGCGAACCGGTGCTCCTCATCGACATCGGCCCCACGATCAAGCTCTATCGCTGCGAGCGATGTGCCGGGCCGGCACCGCCGGATCTCCCGCCGCTCGTGGCACCGGTCCCGATTCCGCGGACCGTCCTCACACGTTTTAGCCGCGGCATGTTGCCGCTCGATTGGAAAACACGCGGTGTCGGCCGCGAACCGGGCGAGGAGGGGTGATGTACGCCGCTACGACCAAGGTGCCGGTTGCCAAGACTCGGAGCGAGATCGAGCAGCTGCTCGAGCGCCACAAGGCGAAGCAGTACGGGACTGCCGTCGACTACGACCAGATGCGGGCACGGGTCCAGTTTCGTCTCCACGATCGGATTGTCCGGTTCATCATCGCGCTCCCGGACCGCAAGAAACTCGGCGAAGGCGTGCGGTTCGAACGCGAAGAACGGCAACGCTGGCGGGCACTCCTCCTCGTCATCAAGGCGAAACTCGAATCCGTCGAGAGCGCGATCGAGACGTTCGAGCACGCCTTCCTCAGTCAAATCGTGATGCCCGACGATCGGACCGTGGCGGAGATCGTGACGCCGCTCGTGGCGTTCGCCTACAAGGACGGGAAGATGCCCAAGGCGCTCGCGCCGGCACCTGAGGAGCCGAAGCGATGAGCGACGAGCACACGTTCCTGATGGACCTGATGCCAATGGCGGCGAAGAGCCAGGTGTTCATCGACGGCAAGGACATCAGCGGCCTCCTCGCGGGCGTGATGGTGTCCTCGCACGTCCACGGGACCACGAATGTCAATCTCTTCGTGGCGGCCGGCCGGCGGGTGCAACTCAAAGCGATGCTGCCTGAAGCGTCGATCATCGTGAACACGCATATCAGCGATGACGATCTCTCCGATGCGATCGCCCAGGTGCTCACCGCGTACGACGTCAAGAACGATGGTCTACATCAGGCGCTGTTCGGGCGGATTCGCTCGTTATTCAAATGACCCTGACGTTCACGATCACCGGAGCCGATGTGGTGTTTTTGTACGTCATGGGCGTGATCGTCGCCGCGATCGTGGCGAATGTTCGAGCGGAGCTGACGCGGTGACGCTGGCGTTCACGGTCTACGGCGTGCCGCAACCAAAGGGCAATCTCCGCGCATTCATGAAACGCGGGATGAAATTTCCGATCGTGACGGACTCGAACCGCAACGCCCGATCGTGGTCGCAACTCGTCGCCGAAGGGGCGAACCGGGCAATCGGGGCACTGCCACGCCAGGACCGCGCGTTGATGTTCGCCAGCGCCATCCGCCTCTCGGTGGCGTTCTACCTCCCGCGGCCGAAGAAATATCAGAAGCGCGGCCTCGGCATCGCACACCTCACGGCACCCGACATCGACAAGTTAGTCCGCGCCATCCTCGATGCGTTGACTCAAGTCGCATGGGGGGACGATAGCCAAGTCGTGGAACTGCTCACCACGAAAGCGTATGCCGACGTCGATGCACCTCCCCGCGCGGACATCCGCGTTGAGCGCACGACCGGCGCGCATCCGGTGGTCGTCCCTCCAGCGCCGCTCCCGCTATTGGAGTTGGTCCCGTGATCTGCCGGTTCTGCGGCGCCGACATCACCGACGATCTCCTGCACGTCTTGAAGTGCGACGGCCGCCAGGGACACCTCGAGGCGGTCGAGGCCGAGTTCCCGCCGCACACGAAAGCGCGCACGACCGATCCGATCACGAGTCATATTGCGGCGCGCCCCGACCGCGTCACCGATCGTGCCCGCGCCCTGACCGCGCTACGCACCGCAGGGATGGAGGGTCTCACGGATTTCGAATTAGGCGATCGAATTGGCCGGCAACAGACGAGTGCCGGCAAGCGGCGCCTCGAGTTGTGCGCGTTAGGCCTCGTCTGCAATTCAGGGCAACGGCGTCCCGCGCCGAGTGGAAGTCCGGCGATCGTGTGGCGCATCACCACGGACGAAGAACGACAACGACGGAGGACCGCATGAGTCTCGCGTTCGAGTATGAACGGGCACTGAACCGCCTGGCGAAGTGGCGCAGCATCTTCACCGGACGATGGCTAGGTACGCGGACCTTGCAGGACTCCGAAGCGATTGCCGTCCGTGACGTGTTCGAAAAACTTCTCCTGCTCCGCGTCGAACTCTCGGCGCTCTCGAATCTCTTGATCGATCGGAAGTCCATCACCTTGCAGGCCTACCAGGCGCAAATCGTGATCGAGTGCGAGCATCTCCAACACGCCCTCGAGCAGCAGTTCCCCGGATTCAAAGCGTGCGACTACGGCATGGATGTGGAGACGGCGAAGGCGGCCGAGACCACGAAAGGATGGCCAAAATGAAATTGTTTGATGCGGACAAAGTGCCCTGCTATCTCGATGACATCGGCCACCGGGTCGAGCGGATCAATGACGAAGAGGTGAAGATGGTCGACCTCACGTTGCGGGTGCAACCATTCACGCTCGAACTCGCCACCGCACTCGATCCGGATGTACGCGCCCTCCTGTTCTCGATGAACTCCGGGGAACCCAAGCCGAAGATCAAGTCCCTCGAGTTCCGCCTCACCGTCGATCGGCAACGTGTGGACGTCTACACCTTGCCCGAGGAAAACGGGCGCCCGCAGATTGCGTTCTCCGATGTGGAGATTTCGAGTGTGCGCGCCAGGACGGAAAAAGGCGTGGATGGGTTCGGCCTCGTGTTCTACGCGAGTTTCGGCCCCGTGGGGAAGGATGAACTCGAGTACGTGTGTAACTGGCACACGCAGCAACGGTTCGTCACCTTCGAACCGCAAGATCCCGCGCTCGACTTTGCGAAACCTGCCGCCGTGGATGATGCGCCCCGTCCTCGACGCCGGCGAGGCGTCGCCATCGCGCCCGGCGATGAAGTGCGCCCCGGGGTCCATGCGCAACATTGACGGGACGAGATGGGCACCGCCCCTCCACATCCGTGTGCCCGATGTGGCGCCTATATCTCCGGTCGTTGTCCGCGGTGTGCACGGAAGCAGGACCGGGCACGAGGCACGGCGCACGCTCGTGGCTATACGGCGGAGTGGGCGGAGTTCTCCCGCGCATGGTTGCAGCGGCACCCGTGGTGTGGTGAACGCGCGGACGGACGACTCTACGCGGAGCATAGCTGGTGTGTCCGTGCCGAACGTCGCACCCGCGCCACTGTGACCGATCACATCCGCGCGCTCAAGGATGGCGGTGCGCACATGGTCGACAGCAACCACCAGTCGTTATGCGCGGACTGCAATCGACGGAAGGCGATCAAGTTTGAAGGAGCGCTCGCCCGGTGACGACGACGAGTGACGACAGCGGGGCGAGGGGGGGTCGCAAATCTCTAGGGAAAACTCGCGCCAAACCACCTGGCACCCCCTCTCGCACGGCCGCGAAATTGACATCGGGGGGGTCTGTGACGACCGAGTGACGAGATGACGACCGAGTGACGAGGTGTTTTCTATGTGGACGTTGGCCAAATCGTTCCGGTTCGAGGCCGCCCATCACCTCCCGAGTCACGATGGGAAATGCCGGCGCGTGCATGGACATTCCTGGGTCGGAGAACTCGAGGTCCGCGGCGACATCCTCCACACGACGGGCCCGAAACGCGGGATGGTGATCGACTACGGGGACCTGAGTGCCGCCCTGGCGCCGCTCGTGGAGGAGGTACTCGATCATCACGACTTGAATCTCACGACGGGACTCCCCGATCCGACCTCGGAGGCGATCGCCGAGTTCATCTTCCGGTGGCTCACCTCCCGTCTGGAGGGGCTCGTCGCGGTGACGATTCACGAGACCTGCACATCGAGGTGCCGCTATGCTCCGGGTGACTGAAATCTTTCGATCCTTACAAGGTGAGGGACGGCGGGCCGGTGAGCCGTCCGTGTTCGTCCGGTTCTCCGGGTGCTCGGCGAAACATGCGTGCGCGAGTTCGGGTGTTGTGTGCGATACCGAGTTCGAAAGCGGGACCGCCTTCGAGACTGAGGAACTCCTCGAGGTGGTCGAGCGTGTGGCGCGGGGCATCAAGTGGGTCGTGTGGACCGGTGGCGAGCCGATCGATCAACTCACCGAGGCGATCGTTCGGGAGTTCAAACGCGCCGGCTACCATCAGCAGATCGAAACGAGCGGGATCGGGCGCGTGCCCGCCGGCCTCGATTGGGTCACCGTCAGCCCCAAGGTCGCGGAGCACATTCTCGTCCGGCATTTTCCGGAGCGTCAGGACGGCCTCCACGTTGACGAGTTGAAGTACGTCCGTCACGTCGGCCAGGCGATCCCGGAGCCGGCGCTCAAGGCCGCGGTGTATTGCCTCTCGCCGCACAGTGACGGCGATCTCCTCAACCGGGCGAACCTCGAGCACTGCATTCAACTCTGCTACGACCATCCCGCCTGGCGTCTCTCGGTGCAACAGCACAAGCTCTGGCGGGTGCGATGAAGAAGAAGCCCGCCGAAACGACGATCGAGGATCTGACACCGAACCCGCGGAATCCCCGCGTGGCCTGGAAGGCGGAGCAAATCGAACCGTTCAAGGCGAGTCTCCGCCGCTTCGGGGATCTCGGGGGCATCGTTCGCAATCTCACGACGGGGCAACTCGTCGGTGGACACAAGCGGGTCGAGGTGTTCCGCGCCTCCACCGATGTGCGCGTCGTGAAAACCACGCAGGCGAAGGATGAGCAAGGCACGGTTGCCCTCGGCTACGTGATCGTCGACGGCGATCGCTTCGCCTACCGCGAGGTCGAGTGGGCACCGGAGATCGAGGCCGCGGCGAATCTCGCCGCCAATCGTTGGGGCGCCGAGTGGGCGTGGCAGCTGGTCTCGGAAACCTTGCAGGGCATCAGTGATCCGTCGCTGCTCGAGTTGACCGGCTTCCCGGCGCACGAATTGGAAAACCTCCTCGCCGCGGACTGGACGCCACCAGCCCGCGAGGCCTTACCGGATGACGGAGCGCCCGGGCACCTCGTGAAGTTGAGCAACGAACAGCACGCGCTTCTGCAGCAGTGCAAGGAACGCCTCGCCTTGCGGTACGAGGAGGACGGCCTCACCGATGCGCGTGTTGTCGCCCTGGTGTGCACGGAGTTCCTGAACCATGCCTCCTGATATTCGACTCGCCCTCGCGGACGGCCAGGCGGAACGGAACGGCAGTCTCGATCGGCACCCGACCTCCGCACACGACCACGCGCCCGCGTTGCTCGTCTCGTACGTGTACCTCGAGCCGTTCTTCGAGAACCGCGCGCATTACCACTATCGTGACTGGGTCATGGATAGCGGCGCCTTCTCCGCGCATCACAGCGGGATCGAGATTCCGCTCGAGGCGTACATCGAGAAGTGCCGCGAACTACTCGCCACCGATCGGACGCTGACCGAGGTGTTCAGTCTCGACGTGATCGGCGATCATCTGGCGAGCCGGCGCAATTGCGAGGCGATGTGGTCGGCCGGCATCCCGGCGATTCCCTGTTATCACCACGGGGAGCCCGAGTCCGTTCTTCTCGAACTCGCCGCGGCGTATCCGAAGATTGCCCTCGGCGGCGCCGTCGGTTTGCGGTCCGCGTATAAGTTGCGATGGGCGCAACAGTGCTTCGCCCGGGTGTGGCCGAAGCGGATTCACGGGTTCGGGTTCGGCGCCGGTACCCACATTCTCGCGTTGCCCTGGCACTCCGTCGATGCCACGAATTGGGAAAGCGGGCCGTGCCTCTGGGGCAATTGGAAACGCTACGGGAAGATGAGCGTCCGCGGGAGTAAGCAGAACCTTCGCGGGGAAGTCGAGGATCTCCTCACGCTCGAGCGCCGCGCGCAAGTCCGGTGGCGTCCTCAGATGGTGGAGCTCGACGCCCTTCCCTCCACCGCGCCCGTCGTGCGCCTGGCGATGGCGACCAATCGCAACGTGAAGAGCGAGCGCTACACCTCCGGACTCGGACCGGTGAAAGGCACCTCATGACGACTCTCGTGATCCTCTCGGGCGGGATGGATTCCGCCGTGCTCCTCGCCCATTTCCTCGACGCCGGGCACATCGTCTCGGCGCTCAGTGTCGACTACGGGCAACGTCACCGAATCGAACTCGAGCACGCGCACGCCCTGGCGGACTATTACCGGGTCCCGTGGGAGTGTGCCGATCTCTCCGCCCTCCGTCCGCTCCTGGCGGGCAGTAGTCAGACGAGTGAGGTACCGGTTCCGTACGGGCACTATGCGGATGCGTCGATGCGGGTGACCGTGGTCCCGAATCGCAACATGATTCTGCTCGCGGTCGCCGGCGCGAAGGCGATCGGGATGGCGGCGGACCAGATTGCCTACGCCGCCCACGCGGGCGATCATCCGATTTATCCGGACTGCCGGCCCGAGTTCGTTGACGCGCTCGAGGCGGCGCTCCTCCTGGCCGACTGGCAACAGGTCCGGATTGCCCGCCCGTTTATCCGGTGGACGAAGGCGGAGATTTGCACCCGCGGCGCCGGCCTCCGTGTGCCGTTCGAGTTGACGTACTCGTGTTATGAGGGGCGCTCCGATCGGCACTGCGGGCGCTGTGGTACGTGTGTCGAACGGCGCGAAGCGTTCACGCTTGCCCGGGTGCCGGATCCCACGCGGTACGCCGCCGAGGTGTCCGCATGACCGTCGCTACTGATGCCGTGATCGAGCACCTCCACGGCCTCCTCGTCGCCCTCGGCGAAGATGCCACGCGGGAAGGCCTCCAACGCACACCCGAACGAGTCGCACGCTTCTTCCGCGAACTCACGACCCGGCAACCGTTCGAGTTCACGACGTTCGATGCCGAGGGCACCGACGAAATGATTGTGGTCGGGCCGATTCCGTTCTATTCCCTCTGCGAACATCATCTGATGCCCTTCTTCGGGACGGCCTCGATCGGTTATGTCCCGAACGGACGGATCGTCGGCCTCTCGAAACTCCCGCGATTGCTGGAGTACTTCGCGCACGGATTCCAAAACCAAGAGCGGATCACACAGCAAGTCGCCGCGGCGCTGATGGCGCGGGTCGAGCCGAAGGGCGCCGGCGTGGTCCTCCACGCGCGGCACCTCTGCATGGAAATGCGTGGCGTCCGGGTGCCAGGGGCGACGACGACCACCTCGGCGCTCCGGGGTGTATTCCTCGAGGATGCCCGCTGCCGGCGAGAGTTTCTCGAGTTCGATGCCCGTCAATCATGAGAGGCCGTAAACCGAAACCGACCGCTGTCAAGGTGCTCGAGGGGAACCCGGGCAAACGGGTGCTCAATGCCCGCGAACCGCAACCGCCGATCTCCCCGGAGACGTTTGAGCCACCACGGGAACTCGCGGGCGATCCGGTCGCACTCGCCTACTGGCAAGAGTTGGTACCGGTCCTCCGTCAAATCCGACAGATCACGGACGTCGATCGCGGCGTGCTCGTGGCGCTCTGTGTCCAGTGGAGTCGGTACATCGAGGCCACCGCCGCCTTGCAGCAACGGGATGAACAGGGACGCTCCCGGATGTTGATTCGCCTGGAGGGCGGCACGTTTCAACAGAACCCGTACATTGCGATTGCGAACAAATCGCTCCTGCTCTGCACGAAGCTGTGGATCGAACTCGGGCTCACCCCGTCGAGTCGATCCCGCGTGCACACCGACGGCGCCCCGATCGGCGGGGATGCCTTCTCCGAATTTGATACACCGCCCGTGCTCGTGGACGATGACGATCTTGTCAAGCACTAATGCATGTGATCGATCGGTACGCCCGCGATGTGTTGCGCGGTAGGTTTCCGGCCGGCACCTACCATCGCAAAGCGTGTGAACGCCACCTCCGCGATCTCGAGCGCCAGGACACCCGACGCTTTCCGTATCGCCTCCGCTACAAGCTGGCCGATCGGTTCTTTCGATTCACCGAGCAGCTGCGGCACTACAAAGGGGAATGGGCCGGACGGCCGATCGTCCTTGAACCGCATCAGCGCTTTCGTCTCGGGTCCGTCATCGGCTGGGTCCATCGTGAGACGGGGCTCCGTCGCTTTCGGACGGCCTACAACGAAGAACCGCGGAAGAACGGCAAGTCTCTCGAGGCGGCCATGATTGCCCTCTACATCTCCTTTTTCGACGGAGAACCCGGGGCGGAAGGCTATTGCATTGCCACGAAACGGGACCAAGCCAAAATCGTGTGGAACGATGCGAAGAAACTGACGGAGAAAAGCGGACTCCGCTCGCGCATCGTGGTCCTGTCGGCGAATCTCCACCTCAACGCCACGGCCTCGAAACTCGAACCGCTCGGTGCCGATCACGACTCGACGGACGGCCTCAACCCGAGTCTCATCATCACGGACGAATTTCACGCCCAGAAAAACCGGGACCTCCTCGACGTGATGGAAACCGCCACCGGCGCCCGGCGCCAGCCCCTCAACTTTCAGATCACGACCGCCGGCAACGATCCGATCTCGCCCTGCGGGGACCAACACGACTACGCCTGCAAAATTCTCGATGGGGTGATCGTCGATGACACATTCTTCGCCTTCATTGCCCACGCGGAACCGACGGACGACTGGTTGAGCGAACAGACCTGGCGGAAGGCGAACCCGAATTACGGGGTGTCGGTCAAACCGGACGATCTCCGGGCACTCGCGGCGAAGGCGAGTCACATGCCCGCCGCCGCCGCCGCGTTCAAACAAAAGCGGCTGAACCTCTGGGTCAATGCCACGTTGCCGTGGCTCTCGCTCGAGGGGTGGCGCCGCGGGCAAACACGCTGGACCCTGGCGGAGATGGCCGGCGAGCCCTGCTGGATCGGGATCGACCTGAGTTCGAAGATCGACCTCACGGCCGTCGTCCTCGTCTTTCCCCCGACGGAAGCGCGGAAGTCCTGGCGCTTCGTGGTGTGGCCACTCACACCCGCCGATACACTCGAGCAACGGGAACGGCGCGATCGTGCCCCGTACGCGCACTGGGTCCAGGCCGGCTATCTGCGGACGAATCCGGGGAACCGGATCGACCAAGGCGAAGTCGTAGAACTCGTACACCAGGCGGCGGAGCAATTCGACGTGCAACGGATCGGGGTCGATCCGTGGAATGCCGGCAACCTCGTCACCGAACTCGCGGACGCCGGTTTTCAAGTCGTGGAGATTCCGCAAACGCTGGCGCAGATGAGCGGACCGGCGAAAGACTTTGAAGCCGACGTCCTCGACGGCCTCGCCGATGCCGGCCACAATCCGCTCATGGAGTGGTGCGTGAGCAACGTCATCGTGCAACGCGATAACAAAGACAACATTTTCCCGGTGAAAAAAAAGAGCCGCGGCAGAATCGATCCAGTCATTGCGGCGCTGATGGGTCGCAAGCTGGCGGCGATTGATTGCGCGGCGCCGCCGGCAGCAGAACCGGATCTGGTGGTCGCATGAAGCAACAACCATCTCGAGGACGCCCGCCACTCGATGACGAATCGGCTAGCGTGTCCGTGCATCTGAAGATGCCGGCGGCGCAGTACGACGACACCTATCGACGCGCCCAGCGCGAACGTAAGAGCGTGCAAGACGTCATTCGTGCGGACGTGCGCGCCGGCGCCGCCAAGAAAAAAGAAACCTAAAATCGACACCCGCCTCGGCCGCGCGCCACACTGCCGAACCATGTGACGTGGCTTTGGTGGCGACCGCCTTGTCTACTTCGGGCGGTGATCGTCAATCTCAAAGACGATCCAACGACAGCCATTAAGGGCGTGCTGTGGTCCTCACGGGGACCGTGGCTCACGCTCCGCTCAGCATCACTGCTGAAAGCGACCCTCCAACCCACGCCCATCGACGGCGAAGTGATCGTCCATCGCGACAACGTGCTGTTCCTGCAAGTGCCCTGAATGCCGGTCGTGCAGAGTTTCGGTCAACTGCAAACGCTGACGGACCTGCGTCCGCCGTACTACTCGTTTAGCGCGAGTAGTCGCGCCGTGCCGCTCTACGGTGAGAGTCAGACGTACGCCGAGCTCTATCGGTGTCAACCGAACGTACGCACCTGCGTGGACTTCCTCGCCAGAAACATCGCGCAACTCGGGATCCACATCTTCCGCCGCATCTCCGATACCGATCGCGAACGCCTGAACGCCCATCCGCTCGCTCGGTGGCTCGAGAAACCGAACCCGACCACGACCCGGTACCGACTGATCGAAAGCTTGATCGGGGACCTGGGTGTCTACTTCAACGCGTACTGGCTCAAGGTCCGGTACCGCGATGCCGACGGCACGGAGCAAATCGGCCTCGTGCGCCTGCCGCCGGAAGAGATGGCGATCGAGGGCGGCCTCCTCCCGTCGGAGTTCTACTGGACATACCTCGGGGTTCAGAAACCGCTCGCGCTGAGTGAAGTCGTCTACTTCAACGGCTACAGCGCGGCGAATTGTTTGGCCGGGCTCTCCCCGCTCGAAACGCTCCGCCGCATCCTGGCCGAAGAACAAGCGGCCGGCGAACATCGCGAGGCCTACTGGCAGAACGCCTCGCGCATGGACGGCATCATCGAGCGGCCGGCCAACGCGCCACGCTGGCAAAAAGATCAAAAGCGGGAGTTCCGCGAGCAGTGGCAGGAACGTTTCTCCGGTGGCGCGGGTGCCGGTCTCGTCGCCGTTCTCGAAGACGGGATGACGTTCAAGGCGGCGTCCTTCTCCCCGAAGGATTCCGAGTACCTCTCGTCGCGCAAACTCACCCGCGAGGAATGTGCCGCCGCGTACCACATTCCGTTGCCCATGGTCGGCATCCTCGAGCACGCCACGTTCTCCAACATCAAGGAACAACACAAGCAGCTGTATCAGGACACGCTCGGCCCCTGGCTCGAAATGGTGCAGCAGGAGATCGAGCGGCAACTCCTGACCGAAGCGAACGACCAGACCAACGTCTACGTGGAGTTCAACATCGCCGACAAAATGAAAGGCAGTTTCGAGGAACAGGCCACGGCGCTGCGCACGCTCGTCGGCCGTCCGGTGATGACGGCGAACGAAGCCCGCGCTCGCCTGAATCTCCCTCGTGTGGACGATCCGACGGCGGATCAACTCGCCGCGCAACAGGGCGGACCGAGTGACGCGACGGCCAATCCAAACCGCCAGGCGGACGCCACCGCCGAGGAACCGCCACCGGACACCACGGCGGCGATCGCCGCGGTCATCACCTCGAACCAAGAGCGTCAACGCGCTCGCCTCGACAAAATCCCGGTCGCCGATCGCCCCGCGGCCTTCCACCGCCATCGCGATCGGTACACGCGCGAACTCGCCGACGACCTGACGCCGCTCCTCGGCTCCCGCGACACCGCCTGGCAACTCGCACTCACGACGAACGCCGCGATGCTCGCGTCCCTCGAAGCCGACGCGCTCCCGACGCACTAAAGGAGTTTCTGATGGCGCTGCAACCTTCACTCGCCAACGTCGCCGCCAACGCCGCGGCGGACGCGGTGTGCGTGCTTGCCAATAACGGCTATCTCCGGATCTACAGCGGCACGCAACCGGCGACGGCCGACACCGTGCTCAGTGGTAACACGCTGCTCGCGGAGTTGCGGTTCGGCGCGACGGCGTTCGGCGCCGCGGCGGCTGGCGTGGCCACGGCGAACGCGATCACGTCCGATAGTTCGGCGGACAACACGGGCACGGCCACGTTCTTTCGCGTGCTCAAGTCGGACGGCACGACGGTGCTCTGGGATGGATCGGTCGGGACCGCCACTGCCAACTTGATCCTCAACTCGACCTCGATTCAGTCCGGCGCCGCCGTCTCCATTAGCTCGTTCACGTACACGCAACAGAAGTCATGAGCCATGCCAGGACTTGAAGTCAGCGGGCGCGGCGACGTCGCGCCAGGAGGCACAGCAATGGAACCGGGCACGACCGATCTCACGAAGGCGTGGCTCCTCGTCATCACCTCGCAGGAGGACTCGGAGTTCGAGATCACGCAGGCGGCGATTGACGCGGGACTCGCGGCACCCGTGACGAGTTTCGACACGGAGCAGGAAGCGAACGATGCGAAAGACGCCTGGCTGGCGAAGCCGCATCCGCCCGCCTACACAGCGGCCGTGATTCCGAACGCGAACGCCGCACCCGCGCCGCCACCGACGGCGTAAGGACGGGCACGGGTCCCCCGTGGCGCGACTCGATGCCTGGTGGTCCCCCGCGATCGAGGCCATTTCGATCGCTCGTGTGGCCGGGCATCGGGTCCGTCACGCGGGTTCGCTATGAGGAACGGTCATGAAAAATCACGGCTACGAACATCTGCTCAGTTTCGCGCTCGAGCATCCGTGGGCGCTCACCGATCCGATGCGCCAAGTCGTGGCGGGCATCCTCGCGCGGCACCTCGCCGGCCAGGACACCTCGCCCGACGTGATCGAGGCGGCGGTCAAGAGTCGGAAGGAGACGCCGCAACCGACCCGCGGCGGTGTGGCGATCATTCCCGTGCATGGCGTGATTGCCCCGCGGATGAATCTCTTGAGCGACATCAGCGGCGGGACCACGTTCGAAGGCCTCACCGCGCAACTCCGCGAGGCGCTCGCCAACGAAGACGTTACGACCGTTCTCTTCGACGTCGATTCCCCTGGCGGCAACGTGGCCGGCGCGTCCGAGTTCGCGGCCGAAGTGATGAAGGCACGAGCGAAAAAGCCGATCGTGGCGCAAGTGCAATACCTCGGCGCCTCGGCGGCGTACTGGACGATGGCGGCGGCGACGCAAATCGTCGCGGCCCCTTCGGCGCTCGTCGGCTCGATCGGGGTGTTCGGGATGCACGATGACCTCACCGATGCGCTCGCCAAACTCGGCGTCAAGCGCACGATCGTGGCGGCCGGCAAATACAAGACCGAAGCGCTGCCCGGTGCCGCGCTGAGTGACGAAGCCCGCGAGCATCTCCAACACCTCGTCGATCAGCACTACTCGCGCTTTGTCGCTGACGTGGCGCTGGGTCGGGGTGTGAAGGAATCCACCGTGCGCGGCGGCTATGGCGAAGGGCGCGTGCTCGTCGCTGCCGAGGCGCTTGACGAAAAGATGATCGACAAGATCGCCACGCTCGATGAGACGCTCGCGCGCCTCAGCGACACGCCCCATTCGAAAGCGCGGATGACTGCCACGGCCCAGGAGCTGCCCCTCGCAGCCACGGCCCAGGAGCGGACCTCCGACGTCGCCTGGCAGAACAGCATCACGGCTGAACTGCTCACTCTCCACCTCTGACGCACGAAGGAAGAACCGTCATGAATATCGCGCAACTCGAAGCGGATCTCAAAAGCAAACAGGCCGCGGCGAAGACACTCCTCGAGCAAACGATGCACGCCTGCGAGGAACACATCGTCACACCCGCCACCGATAAAACGCCGGCCGTCAAAGGTCGTTTGATGACGACCGAGGAGAAGGCGGCGATTCAGGCGCTACTCGATGAAGCGAAAGGCATCAAGGCGCGGCTCGATGGTGTCACGACCGACGCGAACATGATGGCCGAGATCGATCGCCTCACGAGTAATCTGCCGGACCGCAACACCGTCGCCGGTCAACGGAAGATGCTCTCGATCGGGCAGCAATTCGTCAGTAATCCGGAATATCGCAAGTTCATCGAACGCCAGGGGCATCGGAGTTCGAGTGCCTGGAATGCGCCGGCCACGGAGGCCGTCGTGCAATTTCAAGCGACGACCCTCACGGAAGATCCGGCCTCGGGCGGCAAGCTGATTCTTCCCGACGTGCAACCGGGGATCTTGTTTCTCCTCTTCAAGCGGCTCGTCATCGCGGACCTCGCGGCACCCGGCACGACCACGAGCAACATGATTCAGTTCATGAAGGAGACGCTCTTCACGAATAACGCCGCCGCGGTGCTCGAGGGCGGGACCAAACCGGAGTCGGCGCTCGCCTTCGATAGCGCGACCAGCCCCGTCCAAAAACTGGCGCACTGGATTCCAGTCACGGAGGAGATGCTCGAGGACTTCGCCCAGACGCAATCGATCATCGACGCGCGCCTGCGACTCGGCCTCGCGCTCACCGAGGAAGATCAACTCCTCAACGGCAACGGCACCCCGCCCAATCTTCGCGGCTACATGAATCTCGCCGGCCTCGCGGCGCCGATCGCCCGCGGCACCGACACCAACATGGATGCGATCTTCAAACAGATCACGGCCATCAGTACGACCTCGTTCGTCACGCCCGATGCCTGGGTCATGAATCCGACCAACTGGCAGACGTGCCAACTCTCGAAGGATGCGCAGGGCCAGTACGTGGGCGGCGGACCGTTCACGACCGCGCAAACGCCGACGATGTGGGGCTTGCCAGGGGCGATCACGCCGTCGATCGTCGCGGGCACGTCGCTCGTCGGCGGGTTCCGCTCCTCCTCGCAAATCTTCCGCCGTGGCGGCGTGCGCGTCGAGGCCTCGAACAGCCATCAGGATTTCTTCATCAAGAACCTCGTGGCCATTCGAGCGGAAGAACGCCTCGCCCTGGTGGTCTACCGCGAAGCGGCCTTCGGCAAAGTGACGGGTCTGAACTAATTCACTCGCGGGGCGGGCCGCGCGGCGGTCCGCTCCACCGGAAAGGAACGCAACCGATGCCCCGCTACGATCCCGTCAAAAATCAGTACGTCTACGACGCGACCGGTCCCGCGATCGTCTACACCGCGAACGGCGCGATTCAACACAGCGACGGTGTCCACGCGATCGCCAAGACGAGCGCCGCGGCGATGACGTTGACGCCACCGCTCGCCGGCGAAGAAGGGATGCGGATCACGATCACGGGCCGCACCGCCTTCGCGCATACCGTGGTGATCACGGAAGGCCTCGGCGGGAAGGGCGGCAACTTCGACACGATGACGTACGCCGCCGTCGGCGATTCCATCACGCTGCTCGCCGACAACCTCCACTGGGTCCCGATCGCGGGCGCCTACGGAGTGGCGATCGCGTGATCCTCTGGCTCGGCGATCCCGGTCCGTGTCCGGTCTGCGGAGCCCCGCATACGACCTGCACGGCGTACACCGGCCCGATCGTCGTGGCCCAACTGCCCCTGCGGGACGCCGCCGCATCTGCTCCGTCTCCGGTCTCGCCCCCGTTGATGGCGGAGCGGATTCAAGCGGCGCTCCCGCCCGGGCAATTCACAACGGGCACCTACCGCCGCCAGAAGCGAGGGCGGAAATGATCGAGCCGACGTACGTGTCGCCGCATCCCGTCTCGACGCGTGTGGAACTCGTGACCGCCATCGCGTTTTCGACGACGGGTAATCCGGCGATTCTCGTCACGCAGACGCCACACGGCCTCGTGACGGGCGACACCGTGGAGATCGTGAACCACGACACCTCGCCCCCGCTGAACGGCACGCGGGTGGTCACGGTGATCGGCCCGAGCACGTTCACCGTCGACGTCAACGGCGGCGGGCAACCCGGGACCGGCGGCACCGTGCGACGGACGATCCCGGTGGAACCGTTGACGCTGGCGGAAGGGAAACTCCGCGCGGGCCTCGATTGGCCAGACGGCGATCCGCGGGATGCGCTGATGAGGGGCTTCATCACAGCCGCCCGGCAACACGTCGAGCGCCGCACTGAACGCGCCCTCCTCTCGCAGACCCGGGACGTCTACTTCGATGCCCTGACAGGCTGGGTCATTGAGATGCCCCCGCTCTGTATTCCGTTACAGGCCGTGCTCTCGGTGGCGTGGACGGACACGGCGGGCGACGAACATCTCCTCGATTCCTCGACCTACATCGTGGATCTCGTGAGCGGACGCATCGGTCTGACGATGAGCGTCACCTGGCCGACGGGTGTCCGCGCCTTTCAACCCTGGCACCTCCGCATCATTGCGGGCGCTCCGGAGATCGCACAAATCCCAGCGCCGCTCGTGCAAGCGGTCGGCCTCCTCGTCGGGCATTACGCGACGGCTGGACGTGATCTGGTGTCGCTGACGGGTGCCAACGCGATCGAAGTGCCGCAGGGGTTCGAGGACACGATCGCCCCGTGGGTACCGGTGGCGGTGCCATGAGCACGATCGGGATGACCACGGCGGTCGGGTTCCGTCCGCATCGTGTGACGGTGCAGAACGCGGGGACGCTCGTGCCGGACGGCGACGGGGGTTTTGTCGAGGGCTGGGGGGATGCGGTGCCGCCGCAAATCTCCGTCTCGATTCAACCGGCGAGTGCGCGTGACCTCGAGCGCGTGGCCGCCGGCACCGTGGTCGCTAACGCAACGCATATCGTTCACGCGCCCTATCACCCGCAATTGACGGTGAAGTCCCGTCTCATCTTCAACGCCCGGACGTTCAACGTCCTCGGTGTGGCGAACATCGAAGAACGGAACGCGGAACAGATCCTCATCTGCGCAGAGCTATTGCCATGAAGCACCTCGAACGCCACTTATTCGACACCCGCGTGCAGTGGGATGGCCTCGCCGAATTTCAGGCCTCCCTCAAACGCCTCCCCGATGAACTCGCGGGCGGTGTCGGGCCGATCGTGCTCCGTCATGCCAGGGTCGCGGAGCAGGACATCCGCGCGGCCTATCCGGTGCGGACCGGCAACCTCCGGGAAGGGATGCGGACCGAGATGATCGCGGCAGGTCGGTTCGGTGCCGCCGCCCGCGTCGTCAATCGCGCGCCGCACTCGGGGATTTTTGAAAGTGGGACGCAAGCGCGTCACACGAAGATCGGCGCCAACCGCGGCGCGATGCCACCGGGGAACGTGTTCATTCCGATCGCGATGCGCGAACGGCGGGCGATGTACGAGGACATCAAAGACTACCTGCGGGCGATGGGGTTTGTCGTGACAGGTGAGGCGAGCGATGCCTGATTCCTCAGACATTGATGCGGCCCTCATCTCGAAACTCTCGGGCGATGCGCAGTTGACGACGCTCATGCCCGACGGGGTGTTCTTCGACCAGGCGCCGCAGGGCGCGACGAAGTTTGTCCTGCTGTCGATTGTCGATGAAGTGGATCTCCCGATGTTCCGGCAACGCGCCTTCGAGGACCACACCTACTTAGTGAAGGCCGTCGAGCTCTCGACCAGCGGCGCCAACGTGAAGGCCGCGGCCGCGCGCATCGACGCCCTCCTCGAGCAAGGCACGCTCACGGTGACCGGCTACAACACGATCGTGATTCAGCGGATTTCTCGACTTCGCCTGACCGAAGTCGATGACGTGGACGCGGCGATTCGCTGGCAACACCGCGGCGGGCGCTATGAAGTCGTGGTGACGGCACCATGATTGCGGAGCGCACCGTCGACGCCTACGGCTATTGTCCGCGGCACGGTGTGCCGGTGCTGCCGGAGCACGCGTGTGTGGCCTGTGTCGCGGACCGTCCACCGATCGATCCCTCGCGGCGCCTGAATGTCGGCTGCGGGCTGTGGCCGCTGCTCTACTTCACGAACCTCGATGAATCCGCCCAGGCGATCGCCGACGTGATCGTGCACGTGCCGCCGCTCCCCTACGACGCCGGCGGACTCGATGAAATTTACGCGGGGCATTTCCTCGAGCACCTCACGCCCGACGAGGCCGAGGCGTTCCTCGCGGATTGCTATCGCTGTCTCGTGCGCGAGGGGCGGATCGGGATCGTGGTTCCGGACACGCGGGCCATTATGGGGCGCTGGCTCTCGGCCGATCCCGGGGACTTCGTGGAATATCCGGCGGGCGTGTTTCATCCCGTCGCGGACCTCACCACGATCTGCGAACTCTTCCTCTATAGCACCGTGCAGGAATCGCCGCACCGCTGGTCGTACGACTTGGACACACTCGGCGCCACGTTGCAGCGGGCGGGGTTCGCGCTAACAGCGCCGATCAATCGCTATCACGATCATCGGATCCCGGTGGGCGCCTGGTATCAATGCGGCTGGGACGCGGTGAAGCGATGACGGTGCTCCTCGTCCATCCTGGCGCGAGCTGGTCGACGACCGACGTCGAGGCCGGCCTCCGGTACGGCCTCACGCAACACGGGGTCCGCGTCGTGCGGTACCGCCTCGATGAACGGATCGATCGATCGAAGCGCTGGCTGTACGCGACGTGGAGACACGCGAAGAAGCGGAACCCGGATCTCGACCGTCCAACCACGGCGGATTTCTTCTATCAGGCGGGTGTCGGCGCCCTCGAGATGGCGCTCCGTCATCAAGTCGATGCGGTGCTGATCGTGAGCGCGATGTTCCTGCACCCCGACGTGATCATTCTGCTCAAACGCGCCGGCCTCTTCGTCACAGTCCTCTTCACCGAGAGCCCGTACGACCAAGCGCAAGAACTGAAGATCGCGCCGCTCGTGGATGGGTGCTGGACGTGTGAGCGCTCCTCCGTCGAGGCGTTCCGCGCCGTCAACCCGCGGAGCGGTTATCTCCCGCACGCCTGGCACCCGGAGCGCCACCATCCCGGCACGCACGCCGAGGATGCCCTGGTCCCCGCGCATGACGTGGTGTTCGTCGGGTCCGCCTTCCGCGAGCGGATCGAGTGGTTCTCCGCCATTGATTGGCGCGGGATCGATCTCGGGCTGTACGGCGAATGGTCCGCCCTCGGCTCGCGGCACTGGCTCCGTCGCTTCGTGCGCGAAGGGCCGGTGACGAATCTCAAGACGGCCGCGCTCTATCGGCGGGCGAAGGTCGGACTCAATCTCTATCGCACCTCGCAAGGCTGGGGCAAAGACGCCCCGTCGATCGCACATGCCGAATCCCTGAACCCGCGAGCGTATGAACTCGCGGCGTGTGGCGCCTTCCACCTCAGTACGCGGCGGGCGGAAGTTGGCGAAGTCTTTGGCGATCGGGTTCCGACCTTCGGAACCGCCGCCGAAGCTGAATATCAGATCCGCGCCTGGCTGGCCGATGACGCGCACCGCGCGTCCATCGCGTCGAGCCTTCCGGCCTGTGTGGCCGAGTCGTCTTGGGTCGAACGGGCGACCCGAGTCATCGGAGATATGCAAACGCTCTTGCCGCGACGGGCCGGCGCGATCGCGATCGACGCCGTGGGTACCGTGGCCGCGTAGGAGCAAGGAGAACACAGATGGCGCGGTATCACGGCAACAAGGGGGCGGTCTACGGGAGCACGACCGGTGCGGGTGTGGCCTCGCCGCTCGCCTCGCTCTCGAAGTGGTCGCTCAACATGGCGACCGACAAAGTCGAAGTGACGGCGTTTCTCGATCCCAACAAGGTCTACGTGCAGGGTTTGCGCGATATCAAGGGCCAATTTTCCGGCTGGTGGGATAACGCCGACGACTCGCTGTTCGATGGATCGGAATCGAACGACGGCGTCCGGCTGTACCTCTATCCGGCAACCACCTATCAGAACGCGTACTTCTACGGCCCCGCGTGGCTCGACGCGTCGATCGAAGTCGACGTCAACGGCGCAGTTTCCGTCACCGGCAACTTCGTGGCGAACGGCGCATGGGGGCGCAAACCCTAGCGAGGACTGATGGCGCACGTCCTGACGATGCGCGGCGCTGAGGGCTTCATCGAGTGGGGCTATCAGCGCGCCGCGCGAGTGACGGGCTTCACCGTCACTCGAGAACCCGACGGCCTCCTACTCACCGGCACGGTGATGGAGGCCAATACGTTTCGGCTCTCGCAGGAACCGTTGACGTTTCGGGTAGCGCGCAATCCCGGACCGGCCTGGACGTGGTCGATCCGTGAAGTGCAACTCACGGGCGATGCGGTTACCGCGCGGCTCGTCCGGCAGGAGTGACATGGCACGCGAACGGTTTGTCGAACCAAGTATCACGCGACTCGACCTCAGCGACGGCGATTGGATCGACGTCAAGAACGAACTCAACGCCGGCGAACGGCGCCATGCGTTCGGGCAACTCGTCAAGGAAATGCGCTCGGGGGAATCCGCGGTGCTCGATCCCGAGAAGGTCGGGCTCACGCGCCTCGTGGAATACATCGTGAGGTGGTCGTTCACGCGCCGCGGGAAGCCTGTCGAGGTGACCGAGGCGGCAATCAATGCGCTCGACATCGACTCGTTCGGCGAACTCGTCGAGGCGATCGATAAACACGAGGCCGCGATGGAAGCGAAACGCGCGGCTCAAAAAAAAGACCTGGCTACATCGACGGAATCCGCAGCGATCTAGCCATCTGTCGATTCATGGGCGGATGGAAGTACGAGTGGGCGGGCCAACTTCCACCGGATGTCTACGATGAACTCGTCGCGATCATGCGCCAGGCGGCGAAGGAACCGGACGAATGATCAGCGCCAAATTTCAAGCGGACTTCACGTCGTTTGAAGAGGCCGTCAAAAAAGCCGACGTCACGCTGAAGACCCTCGTTTCCGATGCGGACAAGGTGCCCGCCTCGCTCGCGCGCATCGGCAACTCGCTGCAAGGGACGAAGCTGATTCAGGACGCGACGATGATGGCCGATGCCGTCCAGCGCATCGGCGGCGTGGCCGTGCTCACCGAAAAAGAACTCCAGCGCGTCGGCGCCCAGGCACAAGAAGCCGCAGAGAAGATGCAGAAACTCGGGATCGGTGTGCCCGAGAACCTCCAGCAGATCGCCGATGCCGCGAAGGCCGCGCAAAAACCAATGGCCGAGATGCAGACCAGCGGCCTCGACAAGTGGTTCGGGGATCTGTCGAAACAAGTGCTCGCGACCGCGACCGGGTTCATCTCGGCGCAAGGGGTCATCAACGCGGTCTCCGCCGCGTACCGCACGCTCACCGGGTTCGTCGCCGATTCAGTCAAAGCCTACGCAACTGCCGAAGCCGCGCAGGTGAAACTCACCGCCGCGCTCAAGGCGCAGGGCGACGCCACACCTGAAGTCATCGACCAGTACAACAAACTCGCCACGCAATTCGAAAAGACGACGGTGTTTTCCGACGACCTCATCACGAGCATGGAAGCGTTGCTCGTGCAAGTCGGGGACGTGATGCCGCAGGACATGGAGAAAGCCCTGAAGGCGTCCACCGATCTCGCCGCGGGACTCGGCATCGAACTCGAGCAAGCCACGATGATCGTCGCCAAAGCCGCGGCCGGCCACACCGAAACGCTCGGCCGCTACGGCATCACCGTTGACAAGGCCGCGTATGCCACGAAGGGCTTCGACGCGGTGCTCGACTCCATCAATAAGCAATTCGGCGGGCAAGCGGTCGCGCAGATTGATACCTACGCCGGGAAGGTGCAGCAGATCGCGAATGCGTGGGACAACGTCCAAGAGGCGGTCGGCAAGGCGATCGCGAACGATCCGATCCTTCAGGCCGGACTCCGCACGCTCAACGATACGCTCGGCGGTACGGCCGACAGCGCGGGGAAAGCAGACACGAACCTCGCCAGTCTCATCACGACCCTGGGCAATCTCGGACCAGCCTCGGGTGTCGTCCTCGGGTTTTTGGAGCTGTGGGCGAGGGACGCCAACGATGCCGCGGCGGCAATGGAACGATTGAGGGCGGCCGGCCTCAAACCGGAACCGTCGCACCTCCCACAGATAGCACCCGTCGCGAGCCACCTCCCCGCCGGCACGCCCGATCCGGGCTTTGTCGAAGGACTGCGCCAGGGCTCCGACGCAATGGATGCCATCCACGAGGCGTTCAAAAAATTTAGAGACGAACACGTCGAGGCCGAACTCAAGAAGCAGGAAGAGGCGTGGAAGCAGTGGACGAAGGGCATCGAGGACGCAACGATCAAAATGCACCTCAGTACCTTCGCGCTGAACCGCTGGGCATCCACGCTCCCCGGGGTGACCTCGGGACTCCAAGCGGTCCGCGATCAATGGGAAGGCTGGGTCGAGCCCCTCGACGGTGTAGCGGTCGGGATCAAACTTACCGCGGATCAAATCGAAGGGCTCATGCGGGCCGGGCAATTTGCAACGGTTCGCATGGCCGAACTCAATGCCCAACTCCTGAAATTGCCGGACGTGCATTCCTCGCTCGAGGGCGCCGATGTAGCCCTCAAATCCGCGGCGTACGACACCACCGCGCTGCATAGCGCACTCGAGTCGGTGGACACCGTTCTCAGCGGCATCAACAGCGAGTGGGCACAGATGGCGACCGTCGCCGCCCGCACCGTCGATACCGTGATCGCGAAGTTCTCCTCGGGCGATTGGATTGGCGGTATTGCCGCGGGTGTGGCCGGCGGGATCGATTTGATCACGAAGATCGGTGCCCCGTCCGCGGCGGAGAAGGAAGGCCGACAAGTTGTCAAGACCTTCGAGGAGGGCTTCAAAAGTACCGCCGACATGATCAACAAAGTCGGCGCCGCCTACATCGCACTCGGCAAAACCGCCGAGGATGCCCAACGCGACATCAAAGCGATGTGGGATGCCGAGAAGCGCGGGGCGGACGCCACGAAAGCCGCCGTCGACAAAGTGCAGGAGGCGCTCGATCGGCAGAAGATGCTCGCGCAAGGCGCGGCGAAGTTTGGTCCCTCGAAAACGGAACTCGAGCAACTCGCGAAGGACGCGAAAGACGTCTACGACTACATGCTCGACCAGGGCACGTTTACGGCCGATCAACTCGCTGCCGCCTTCAAGGCCTCCCAGGAAGCCCAAGCCGAGGCGCTCGGCATCAACACCGCGGCGACGAAAAAACACCTGGACGAAATGCAGAAGGGGCTCGAGGACTTGATGCAGCGTCGAGATGCCCTCTGGACCCAGGTCTCGCAGGAGGCACCCGAGGAAGTGATGGGCGTGATCGAGACGGCGCAACGGGCACAACTGGGGGTCCTCGATGATCAAATCGCCGCGCAAAAATCCGCGATCGAGAAGGAAGCCGCGGACGCGGCGGATGCCCTCGAGCGTGCCCTCGGCGGCATCACACCCGACACGATCCATGTGCCCGTGGTGTTCGATTTCGCGAACGCCGGCGATTTCTCGTACCGCGGCGAAGCGCCGGAACCGTTCCCAATGGCACGCGGTGGCGATTTCCTCGTGACGAAGCCGACGCTCTTCATCGCGGGCGATGCCGGTCCGGAGCGCGCGACGTTCCAGCCGCTCGGTCGTTCCGCCGCCGCCCCTGGCGAATCGAGTGTGCTGAGTACGCGCCTCGCCTCGCTCGAGCGCACGCTCACCCGACTCCCCCGCACCATCAGTCGCGCGGTCACTGACGGCCTCGTGGGCATCACCGGCTAAAACGCCCGTGGCAACGACGCGCACCCTCCTCGGTTCGAATGCGCTCAAGACAGGTCTGCCTGTCGCGACGACGTGGACGGCGCTCACCTCGATCACGCTGAGCGCCGGCGATACGTTGATCGTGTTGTCCGCGCTGAACAACGCGAACACGTTTGTCAAAGCGACGTGGAACGGGATCGATCTCGCCAACGACGCGATCAACAAAGCCAACGTCACGTCGTGTTGGATGAACGCGTGCTCGCTTTACATCACGTCGGGCGGCACGGGCAATCTCGTCCTCACGAACTCCGTCAATTGGAGCACCGTTGCGGCCGTCGGCGTCATCGCGATCAAGGTCACCGGCCTCGCATCCTCGGGGGCATTCGACCAGTGGGCACTGAACGGCGCAGCAGGCACGGCAACGCCGGTCACCGGCACCACGGGCACGCTCGCGCAAGCCGACGAATTTCTCGTCTCGATCCTGGGGTTCCTCGGGCCGAATACCGATGCGGCGGGCACTTGGGGCGGCGATACGCCGAACGCGGGCGCGCGGGTCGGCACGAGCGGCGGTGGCGCGGCCTCGAACATCGTGCTCGACGAGGGATACCTGCTCGACTCGTCCTCGACCACGGCGAAGCAAGGCAGTAAGAGCGGGGTCGGTGGCACTCGTGGGTATTGCGGGCTGATCGTCACCTACAAGACGGGCGCGACCTCGTTCACCGGAACCGGCGACGTGTCGTTCGGTGTGGCCGGTCTCGCGGGCACTGGCACCGTGCCGATCACCGGGACGGGCGCGGTGGCGTTCGGCGTGGCCGGTCTGAGCGGGACGGGCGCAGAGACGTTCACGAATGTCGGCACGGCGAACGTCACGTTCAAAGGCCCGCTGCTCTCGGGCGTCGGCACATGGGGCGTGGATGGCACGGGCGGCGTGGTGTTTCGCGGGCCGGCGCTCGCCGCGACCGGCGCGCAAACATTCACCGCCGCGTCGGGCAACGTCACCTTCCGCTTCGCCCTGGCGGGCACCGGAACAGTCGCCCTGCCACCGATCACGGGGACGGGCGCGATCACGTTCGGTGTGGTCGGCCTCGCAGGTGTAGGCACAACGGGCGGCGCCACGGGAACCGGCGGCGTCTCGTTCGCCGTCGCCGGCCTGGCGGGCACCGGCACGATCCTCGTCGCGATCACGGGCACGGGTGACGTTACGTTCCGCGTCGCCGGGCTCGCCGGCACCGGATCGATTCCGCTCCCGCCGCAGGGCATCTTCCTCGAGATGGAGTTCGCCGGCCGCGGCAATGGCTGGACCGAAGTCAAAGACTGGCGGCGCGCGGATGGCTTGCGCTGGGATCGAGGCCTCCCGGGGAACGGGGTCGCGGACTGCATCGCCGACACGGGCACGCTCAACTTCGTCCTCAATAACGCCGCCACGAATAGCGCACACCTCATCGGCTATTACAGTCCCGATCATGTGAACTGCCGCGCGGGCTTCCAATTGATGATGGGCGTCCGGGTGCGGATCGTCGTTCAGCAGAACGAATACATTCGCTTCACGGGCTATCTCGATTACATCGCGCCGCAACCCGGGATGCACCAGAGTTTCTCCGTCGATTGCGAGGCGATCGGATGGATGGGGCTCGCGGCACGCACACGCCTCGGCGATCTGCCGATTCTGCTTGATGCAACCGGCGATGAGGTGTTCCAAACCGTTGTCGATTCACTCCCGACGTTCTCCCAGCCGCGCGCCATCGAGAAGGACGTGAGCGCCGATGTCTATCCGTACATCCTCGACCGCATCCGCGACGAAGAAACACACGCGAACGATGAACTCTATCGGCTCGCCTTGAGTGGACTCGATCGGATTTGGGAGCGCGGCGACGGCACGCTCGTCTATGAAAGCCGAACCCGCCGGGCCACGCGCACGGCGAATAGCGACAGCTTCCCCGACACCCACGGGTTCAGCGCCCCGCGCACGGCGGACACGGTGGCGAACTCCACGCAAACGACGGTGCATCCGCGCTTGCCGAGTCCCGTCACCGACGCCGTGCTCTTCAGTCTGAACCAACCGATGCAACTCGCCGTCGGCCAGCCGGTGGACATCCTCGGGCCGTGGACGGACGTGAACAACCCGAACGTCCGTGTCGGCGCCGTGGGCCTCGTCTCACTCGTGGCCGGTACCGACTACATCGCCAACAGCCAGCAGGACGGGAGCGGCAGCAACTTGACGCCGTACCTCACGGTGACGGTCGGCCTCTCGGGGAACGCGACGGCGTTTACCGTCACGCTCGGCGGATCAAGCGCGGGCTATCTCACGAAACTCCAACAGCGCGGCCAGGCACTCCTCGACTACGGCGACGTCCAATCGTTGCAAACCGATCAAGCGAGCATCGACCAGTACGGCCTCAATCCGCTCAACGTCGATCTCCCCTATCAGGCCGATCCGAATTTCGGGATCGAGGTGGCGCAATACGTCATCTTCACGCGCGGGCAACCGGTGACGCTCGTCGAGGCGTTCCGCCGCGTGATCGGGATGACGAACTCTCCCGAACTCGCGCGCAGTCTCGGGCGAGAAATCAGTGACCGGATCGGCATCACCGAGCCCGTGACCGGCGTGCAGCGATCGTTCTTCATCGATCGCATCACGGAAACGGTCTACGCAACCCACGTCGAGACGGAGTGGTCCTTGTCGTTGCCGATTGATGGCCGGCAATTCTGGCAACTCGAGGTGGTCGGGCGTGGCGAACTCGACATCAACACGCGTCTCGGGTTCGGCTTGATCGTCGGGCACACCGACGTGCTCCACTCCGACGAGCACGGCGACAGCGAGCACGGGGACGTCGCCCACTCCGATACGCATACCGACAACCCCGCGCTCAATCAATTGCACGGCGATGGCAGCAGTCACGGCGACTCGGCCCATGCCGACGCCGCCCACAGCGACCGTGCTCACAGCGATGTGGCGCACCAGGATTTTCACCTCGATGATCGGTTTCAAGATCACACCGACAACACTCACAGCGACTCGGCGCACATCGACACCCATTTCGATTACCACGGGGATTTTGTCGATGAGGCACATGGCGTCTCGTTTGGCGATCACGGCGACACTCACACCGACCAGGCGCACGGCGATGCCCACGGCGATAGCCCGCACATTGATGAAGCGCATGAAGACGGGCACGACGACATCGGCCATACCGACGTGTCCCACGGGGACACCGCGCACGTCGACGTCGCGCACAACGATGCCTCGAGCCATTCGGACGTTCAGCACGCCGATCAACTCCACGGCGACGTGCCGCACGTCGATGTGATCCACAGCGATGCCCCGCACAGTGATAGTCACGGGGACACCGCCCACGGAGACGCGAATTGAGCATCGAACTCAATCCTGTCGGCGTGAAGTGCAATCTCCAGTGTGCGTACTGCTACGAAGATCCGATGCGCGCCGCGGGTAACTACGCCGCCGGCTACGACCTCGAGGCGATGAAGCGCGGCCTCACCGCCGAGGGACACCCGTTCTCGCTCTTCGGCGGAGAGCCGCTCCTCCTGCCCCTGGCGGACCTCGAGGCGATCTTCCGCTGGGGCTTCGAGACGTATGGCAGCAACAACGTCCAGACGAACGGGAATCTCATCACCGAGGCACACCTCGCGCTCTTCACCCGCTACCGGGTCGGGGTCGGGATTTCGATCGATGGTCCTGGCGATCTCAACGACGTGCGGAGCGCGGGCTCGCTCGAGAAAACGCGGGCGCTCACGGCGCGTACCGAGTGGGCGATCGAGGAACTCTGCGAGCGCCGGCACCCGCCAAGTCTCATCGTCACGCTCCACCGCGGCAACGCCGTCGGCCGCCGCCTGCATCGCTTGAAGGCCTGGCTCACGCACCTCCACACCCGCGGGGTTCGCTTCGTCCGTCTCCATCTCCTCGAAGTGGAATCACCCGAAGTCCGCCACCAGTGGGCACTCACCGAAAACGAGAACGTTGCCGCGATGCTCGATCTCGCGCACTTCGGGCACCTCCATCCGGATCTGCATCTCGACGTGTTCCACGATCTCGAGCAACTGCTCCGCGGTCAGGACAGCACGGGCGGCGGCGTGACGTGTGTGTGGAATGCCTGCGATCCGTACACCACGCGCGCCGTCCGCGGGATCAACGGCCTCGGCGAGAACATCAATTGCGGACGGACGAACAAGGACGGCGTCGATTGGCAGAAGGCGCAGACGGAAGGCTTCGAGCGGCAACTCGTGCTCTACGACACCCCGCAAACCGAACGCGGGTGCCGTGGGTGCCGGTTCTTCGTGGCGTGCAAGGGGCAATGCCCTGGCACGGCGATCGATGGGGACTGGCGCAACCGCACCGAACATTGCGGCGTATGGATGCGCCTCTTCGATCGGACGGAGCGCGATCTCCTCGCCGCCGGCGTCGTGCCGATCACGCGGTCGCCGGAACTCCCGGCGATCGAAGCGGTCATGCTCAACGCCTGGCGCGAGGGGCGGAACCTCTCCATCGAGCAGGCGATCGGCGTGCTCCACGGGCACCCGGTCCACCAGGGCGACCAACAGCATGGCGACCATTGGGACGCGCCCGACGGCTATCAGCACACCGATGCCGGCCTCGAGGTGCACGGCGATACGGGCACGACGGTCATGCACGGAGACACGCCACATGCCGACACGTAGCGCCGAGTTCACCCGGCGAATGTGGGCCTCGGGCGCCGCGCGCCAGGCATGGGACCCGCGCATCCACCAGGCGGCCGAGGCGTGGCTCCGTCTCGAAGTGGAAACCGTGGTCACGGGCTTTCGGTCCGCCGGGCTGATCTTCGGGACCCGACACGTGCAGGGCACGCGCCTGGCGCTGGTCGACGTGGCGCCCGATCGCTTCGCCATCGGTCCTCGCGCCGCGGATCTCGCCGAGGCCTACCGCTGCGGGGACGATGAAACGATCGGCGCGTTGCTCGGATTCCCCTCGTGTTGTCGGGAGTTCTACGCGGCGACCTGGGCGCAAGGAACCGGCGATACAACGTGGCAGATGGCGCGCGAGGGGACCGATGGGCCACTTGAGTGCAACATTCTCGGGCGCTGGCTCGGCCTCCGGTGGGTCATGCATCTGCCGTGCTCCTTCACCTGTCCGCAGAGCGCCGCGCTCGGCGCCGCACATCGCGGCCTCCTTCGCGCGATCGATCGCTCCGCCGTGGAGGTGATCGATGAGGTGTTGACGTGGCCGATCGAATGGTCCGCTCTCCACGGTGCCGCGGAGATCCGGTATCCGGTCGTGAAGGTGGTCACGCGCACCGGCTACACGACTGACAAACGCATCGTGCAACGACGGGGCACGAGTTATCCGCCTGAAGGCGCGCGGGGACTGGCGTTCCCCTATTCCGCCGCGGAGATGCGCACGCCGCAGGAGAACGGGTTCCCCTCGAGCACCACGCAGGATGCCGGCCACGCGATGATCCTCGACGCGCTCCGCCGCTCGCCCCCGCACGGCGCCGTGCTCGACCTCGGTGCCGGTAACGGCCTCCTGATGGAACGGATCGCCTCGACGTTTCTCCGTCCGGTCTACGGCATCGAAGTCGACGCGCGGAAGGCGGCGAAGCATCCCGGGATTCGCTGCGGCGATGTACGCGCCCTGGAGACGCTCGTTAATCGTGTGGACACGATCGTGGTGTCGCAGCGTCGGTTCGAAGAGATCCCGGACCTCCGCGCCACCGTCGATCGCCTCGCCCGCCAAGTGCTCGTCTACTCGTACGACGATCCGCGGTTCGCCCGTGTGGAGGCGTGCTGATGTTCATCACGCTCAACGGGCCGGAACAATTGCAGTTTGAGACTGGTCGACGCGTGCAGAACACCGCCGACTATCTCGAGTGGCACGCGCGGAATCTCAATCCGACGGCGCGCGGGGAACAGTTCCATAGTCCGATGCCGGTGGTCGTCGAGCACGGGCGATGGCTGGTGCACTGCGTCTGTGGCTGTGGCGTGCTCACACGTCCGGAGATGCCGATCGCCTGCTGTATCTGGTGCGGCAACATTTACGACCGGGTGATGTTCCCGACAAATTGGCGCACCATCGAACGTGTGTTGTTACGCCGCCCCATGCGCGAGCAGCAAAACTGGATCGGCGAAACGGTGGATGCACTCCTCGCGGAAAACGAGGAGCACTTAGGGGTGATGTGATGGCGTGGACAGTTCCTCGCACCTGGGTCCCGGGTGAGCTCGTGACCGCCTCGATGATGAACACGCAGATCCGGGACAATCTGACGTACCTGTTCTCGGCGCGCGGGTCGTGCATGTTGTACGCGAGTTCGCTGCTCTTCGCGCCAGTCGATTCCACGACCTACTATGCCGGCCATCCGCAAACGTCGTCGGTGCAAACCGCCGCCGATCTCTCGCGGGTCTACGTCCCGGCCACCGGCACGATCAACGCCGCCTATCTCTCGATTGTGGTCGAGGGCACGATCGGATCGACGGAAACCTCGTCGGCCTGGATTCGCAAGAACAACACGAGCGACACGCTCATCTCGAGCAGCGTCCAGGCGAATCAAGCGGCGCAGTACTACAGCCTGGTCCCGAATCTCTCAGTCACCGCGGGCGATTCCCTCCAATTGAAGTGGACGACGCCCGCCTGGGCAACCAATCCGACGAACGTACGGATGGCCTTGCAGTTGGCGCTCCAAGCGAGCGGCTAACACGGAGGAGTTCCATGACACCGCCCTATGTCGCGCTCGTGCTGAAGATCATCGCGATCCTCTTGTTCCTGACGGCCGCGTTCGGACCGCCGCTCGCCGGGGCACCGGTTCCACTCGGGCTCGCGTGCTGGTGTGCGAGCACGATCTGAGCGTGACCTAATCTGTCACGCCTCCAGTTTCGACCGCTGACAGTTTTCGACCGCTAACAGTTTTCTCGTTCTGCAGTTTCGGGCCTCTGCCAATGGCCGACGGACGCCCGCGCGCTCGATGCGCGCCCGTTCGTCAACCACTGCCCCGGAGGTCCTATGCGTCAACTCTTCTTCAACGTTTCCGGCAACTGCCGCGACGATCGTCCGTACCTGCAACCGTTCACCGAAGGCGCCGCACGGATTCCGCTCACGTTCCTCGAGGGCGCCACGCCGCCGAACCGCGCCATGGTCGACGTGCCGCCCGATGTCACCGGCGGCGCCGAAGTGTTCTATCAACTCGGGCGCAAAACGTTTCGCGTCATCCTGCCGCCCCTCGGCGAAGACGTCCAAGCCGAAGCCGGTCAACCGCCGCAGCTGCCGCCCGAGTACAACGATGACTCCTCGCTCGTGGTCCTCGCGTACGCCTGGACGTTACCGCGGCCACGCTGGGATGGTGTGTACCTTCGGTTCGGCGATGGGCGCCGCTACGTCGCGCGGCACATCACCGGATTCTGCGATTACAAACTCTGGCTCGATGGCGGCAAGGACGCGCTCGGGCCGATCCTCCGCCAGTCCCAAGACCTCGACGTGCGCGGCCGGCGCGTGCTGCCGCACATCGTCAACATCACCAATTTCAACCCGGACGATTACGGCGAACGCTACTGGCAAGAGCTATTGCCGTACCTCGCCTTCAATCTTCAGTACGAGCAGGAAGTCGATTTCGCGGTCCTGAGCGATACGCAGTACCGCGGCTGGCCGCTCGGCAAGTGCCAAGATTTTTGGAATCGGTTCTGCGCGACGGTCCTGAATCAATGCTGGCTCTCGCTGACGAACGAATTTGATCACGGCGGAAACCTCGTCGGCACCCCGAACGATTACAACCGCCCGAACGATCCGCTCGTCTCGCAAGGGTCCGCCGTGAGCGATGCCCCGCCGCCGCGGCCGGGCTGGGGCTCGCGCGAGTTCCACGTCCAGAAGCCGTGGCCGAAGAACGGACTCACCGAGGACATGTACTTCAACCGCCTCGGTGTGGATGCCGACGGCAAACGCTGGGGCCCGGTCCTCCCGACACGGCTCACCGAGGTGTGCCGGTTCAGTGAAGATGCCGCGACGTACTCGCCCTGGCTGGCCAACTGCCTCGCGTATCAATCGATCGCGTACGGGGACGGGATGACGTTCCACTGCGAGGACGGGAAGTACTCGCGGTTGCTCGGAGCGAACCAAGCGGGGTGCTGCCAGGCGGCCATGCGATCCCTCGCCCGGGCGGAGTTCTGAAGGTTCCGCTCCTGGCGTGCCAGGACCCGCCAGGAACCGCGAACCCGGAGGCGGACGGGGAACCGATCGTGGTTCCCCCTCGCGGTTCCTAGGCGTTTCTGGGAGTTCCGGAGAACTCGATTTGAATGGTTACCTTTTCGGTTACCGGTTACCTGCCAGGGAGGGAGATCCGGGCGGAAACCTTCAAATTTGTTAAGGATTTTGGAGGCGCCGCCCGGATTTGAACCGGGGGTGGAGGTTTTGCAGAACTTTGGACGGCCTTTTTTCAGGCCTGTTTTTGCGTTTTTCCTAAGGATTTCTCATCCCGTGTCATCCCGAAACATCCCGTTTTTGCCCTCAATGGTTACCTTTTCGGTTACCTCGCCCCAGGCGCTGGAGTGCCTCCTCCCGCGAGGAGGTCGCCAGGACCACCTCCACCTTGCCCCGGCCGGCATCCGCCCACACGCCGTATCGAGGGAGTGTGAACCCGGGTCCGCCGTCCGTCCGTTCCACCGCGAGATCCGCGCCGAGGTCCGTCACGAAGCCGGCCGCCGTGTGTTGAATGATCGTGATGCTCATTTCGTCGTGCCCTTCTTCGCCCGTTCCTGGGCCCCGTCGTACCGGGTGATGGCATCGGAGAGATCGCCCGGGCTCACGATGTCGTAGCGCTTGAACACCTCGTCGGTCAGGTGCCCGGTCAACTTCTTCGCCACGCTCTGGGGCACCCCGGCGCGCACGAGGTTCCGGCACGCCGTCCGCCGGAAGTCGTGCGGGATGCGTTTGATGCCGGCCGCCTCGCACGCCTTCCGCCACGTCTTCTCGAACCGCTTGATCCGCCGCGGGGTCTTCGGTCCGCCGCGCCCCTTCGCCACCTCTCGGACAAACACCGCGGGGCAGAGCGTGCCCGCTTTGACCCACTCGTCATGCCGGTCCTTGAGGGTCTGGAGCACCCGGTAGAGTTCGGTCGTGAACGGGAACGTCCGCCCCTCGCCGTTCTTCGTTTCACCCGGTTCGAGTCGCACCTCACACGCCTCGAAGTCCACGTTCCGCCAGTCCCGCGTGAGCACTTCGCTATCAATCCGCCAGCCCGTGATGTACGCGAACTCGATGACCGGTTTCAGGAAGTCGGGCAGCTGCGCCATCACGGCATCAAACTGGTCCCGCTCGAAGAATCCTTTGCGCACGTTGTGCTCCTCGAGTTCGGCAATGTACGGCGCGTAGAGGAGTTTGCCGTTCTCGAGCGCCAAGTTGAATGCCCGCCGCAGGATGGAGAGTTCCCGATTGATCTGCCCGTTCGAGGGCTTCCGGGATTTCCGATCCTTCCCTGTGCCCGTCACGATCGGTTGCGCCTTCCGCCACTTGATGTAGTCGAGAATGTCGGCCTTCGAGATCGTCGCCATCCGCCGCCCGCCGAAAAACTTGAGGAGGTGGAGATCGATCCTCCGTTGCGCATCGTCGATGCTGTCGTACTTGTTCAACTCGTAATCGGTGATCACGTCGGCCAGGGCTTCATCCACGCGCAACTTACCGATCTTCGCCGTGACCGGCACGCCCTGGTCGATGTCGCTCTCCTTCTTCCGCATGATCTTTTTCGCTTCGGTTCTGTTCTTAGTACGGCTGCTCTCGAAGATCGCTCGCCCGTTCCGGTAGTACTTCATCATCACCGGTCCGATCGGGTTCCCGTTCTTGTCTTTTTTCTGATAGAGGTGTCCCATTGTTCTCGCCCTTCTGTTAGTTGGTTAGTCGTTCGGTCCCGTGATGCGCTGCCCCGGATAATCCTCAACGAGTCGCATCCGTTCATAGGTGGCGAACGCCTGGAGGATTTCATCGCGGATGCCGTTCTGAGCGTCCGGATCTTCGATCGGTCGGAGGAGGGCGAACGATCGCCGCTCCCCGTTCACGGAATACTGCCGTGCGGGGAAGGTCACATTGCGCCCGCTGTGCCCGCTGCGCCGCTCCCAAATCGCGAACCCGATCAACTTGAGGCCGACGAGGGGTCCGTCCCCGAAGTGCAACTCGATGTCCGCCAATTTGCCGGGAGGAGTCCCTTGATCGTTCGGGAGGACTTTGATGGTGTAGGTCATCGGGCACCGCCGATCACGAGGCGCGCGAGTTCCACCGCGAGCCGATGAAACTCGGCCCGATGATGAAAACCGTCTCCCTCCTCCACGACCCAGCCCGCGCCCGTCCCGTGGAGGTCGAGGATCTGTCGGGCGATCGCCTGCTGCGCCGTCGGGCGTCCGCCCTTTGCCCCGTTGAGCCGCGAGGCCTTCGCCTTCGCCGCGCTCTTCACTTGTCCGCCCTGGCGCCCGATCTTCACCATCGCCCGACTCTTTCGTGGTCGTGTGGCCATCTCGCCGATCCTTTCGAATGTGCTGAACGTTCCGTCATTCATGGTTAGTACTCCCGCGCAAGCATGATGGTGAGGACGCGATAGCACTGGAGCCCATTCTCCGCGCCGTATTCGCAGTCCGCGTTTTCGAAGTAGTCGAATTTGAAGAACACGTCCTCCACACCCGCACACCGCACCCGACCCATGTCGTGTTCACCGTACGGATCGTTGTCGGAGGTGAAGGTGTTGAAGGTGGCAACGCCCCGGAGGATCTGTGCCACCGTATCGCCGGGCAACGAGGCGACCCCGCGAGTCATCACGGTTCGCCCGTGCACCTCGGATCGGAAGCCGAGGGTCAGGCGGAAAGCATCATTGAGGGCGGCGATCTCTCGCTTCATCGCCGCACCGCCTTCCGGTGCTTGGCGTTCACGGCATCGAGGCGTGCTTGCCCTTCCGGTGTTCTGAGGTGGCTGATGTGGCAGTGTTCGCCGTTCGCCATCGTCACGGTGTCGCCGTCGATCGCCGTGATGGTGGTCGGCCCGAGGAACAGCTTGTAGCCGAGGCACGCATCACCGATCGCCCACTCGGTTTTGCCGGCCGCGTTCCGCGCCAGGAGGTACTCCATGTCCTGGGCCGTGGTCGTGCGATGGAGGCGTACGCGTTTGGTTTTCATCGGTACACCGCCAGGCGGAGCGCCGCTCCGAGATTGGAGAACGCGAGGCGGACGAGTTCGTTGCGTCGGGAGGTTTCGAACTCGGGCAGGAGGACGGGAGTCGTGCCGAGGTGTTCGAGTTCTTCGGCCAGGGCGCCCGCCTCCTCGAAGGTGAGTTCCACGGCAATGCGCCCCTTCCATGTTCCGAGGGTCATGCCGTCGAGGAGTTTCGCCTTCGCCGTGTCGAGGACGTCCCCGTCCATTGTTTCGGTGAACATCGCCCGAAGTGCGTGGCTCGAGGCAAGTCCGAGCTGGTGTCTGAAGGTGATCATGATTACCAGCCCGCCTTGAGTTCGAGGGCTCGCTGGAGTTGCTCTGCCTTCGTCACCCGCTCCTGGCGCGAGGCCTTGTTCGGTTCCTCGTCGCCCATCTCGTGGAGATCGTCGTGCTCGTTGCCGATCCACATCTCGAGGGCGTTGATGAGGATCTCGAAGTCGTCCGGTTTCAATTCGAGGACCACCTCGAAACTCGTGAAGAATCGGCCCGCGAAGGTGGATTGCACCTGCACATCCACGAGTTGCGAGGGCGCGAGGTCCTTGAGTGCCTTGAGATCCCGTGCCTGCATCCACCGCTCTTGGAACTCGGCCACCGTCATTCGCTGAACTTGAGTGCTCATTCCGTTTCCGTCTCCTGTTCTCCGTGGCTCAGAACATCCGAACCACTCCCCAAAGTATACCGCTAACCTAAGCAGTTAGGTTAGCAGGCAAACATGGTGAAAACATTAGACTTTTACGGTGTTTTTGGCCTTAGGTTTCGTCTTTCTTGGGGTGGATACTCTCGCTAACCTGCCGGCAGATTTCCTGGTGTCCGCGCGGAAGCCGCGACGGAGCGCCTCGCGTTTCACGTCCTCGATCGCTTCCTCGAGCGTTTTCATGACTCGATCGGGAGCGGCACGATGTCGGCACACTGCATACACACCTTCGGCGCCGACACCCGGCGCTGTGGATTGAAGACGATCACGGCGCGGCACTCCGAGCAGCTACCGAGCGCACCGCCGGCGGGCGCCTGGCCGTTCGGATAATCGGCGAGCCGGCGGCAGACCCACGCATCAGGCGCGCGGAGATCCGGCGGTGCGGGGACGAGCGGGCCGTTCTCCGTGATGCGGCCGTACCACTTGCCGCCCTGAATGAGCGTCGGTTTTTTCTTCACGTCCGCGGACTCACGGGTTCTTCCGAACCAGCCCACGTCGGCATCTCTCGATCATTCTCTTCGGCGAGAACGCGATTGATGCTTTGCCAGCCAGGGCAATCAGGCGCACCACACCGGCAGGGTCGTACGATTCGGCCCATCGCGCGAAGGACTTCCACGGTTATGCCTGAACGCTCCGCGTACCCACGTTCAAACTCCTCACGAGTCACGTCCGCGGGTCCTCATTCGGCGATGGTGACGCCGCCGCATCTTCTGTCTTGGACCGGTACTGGCGTTCTTCTAAGCGAGGCATGGCGGCCTGGATCACGATCGTGAAGGCACGCGCGAGTTTCGGGTCTTTCACCATCGCCTCGATCATGATGTCCCAGGCACGGCGCACTCGCGGCGGCAACTTGCGATGGTTAAGCAGATATTCTTCCTGCTCTCGTGTGAGCGGGGGGTGTTCTTTTCCTCGTTTCTTTTGAGCCACGGGAATCTCCGCCAGCAATTCATCGAGGGCCGTCAATGCGGCCTCGCGGTCGGATGTGGAGGTGAGGGCGGTTTGGATTGCCCTCCCTCGGCGGACGAACTCCTCGGGCGTTAGCTGCTTCTTCATTCCTCACCTTCCCGATCGGCATTCGTCACGAGCGCGAGGAGTTCCTCGGGCCGTGTTTCGGTTTGCCGTATGACGTCCACATAGAGATCCATTCGTAGCGGGCCGACCATCGACATTGAGATGAGGTCGAGGAGCGCCATCCGCTGCGACGGCGTGAGGAGGATCACGTAGGGACGTTCCGGTTCATTCATGACGGGGACTCCGTGGATTTACTTGCGGCTACGGGCAACGATGCCCCCGAGCAGGAACCCGAAGGCAAAGCACGAGAACCCAAACACCAACAGCGAAAAGATTGCATCGAGAACGTCCATCACAGCGTGTTCGCCGTCCTAATCAACTCGAAGACTACTTCCGCTAGGGCCATCTCACTGATCAGCCGCTGCGCGGCCACCCGACAGCATGGCGCCATCCACAGCGCGGACAAGGCACGCTGTTGCGCGCCCTCGTCCAGATACTTCGAAACGACATCGAGCAAGAACTGCCGCTGCGGACCGTTGAGGGCCACGAGGTACGTGAATCCGCCGACCGTCATTGCACAAACGCTTTCGCGGTTCGCACATAGCCATCACCTTTCTTTTTGAGATAACCATGACGAATTGCCATACCGATGCCGAGGCGTCCGAGATTGCCGTCCGGCCGATGCGGTGTCTTTCGATCAAATTGCGCGAGGAGTTCCGCCGTCGCCTGGCGGCGTGCCTGCATCGCCGCTTTTTTCTGATCCTTCTTCTTCGTATAGCGTCGTTTGACTCGCGCCTGATCGACCGCGACCGCTGCGTCAATGATCGGCGCGTTCTCGGTGTGGTCCTGTTCACGCAGAAGATCGAGCGTCAAGCGGCACGCGTCCGCCTTCCGTTGATACTCGAGCATCATTTTTTCGATTTGCGCCCACGTCCGCCGTCCGCCGCTGTAGCCGTTCGTTGATGGTGCCATTTACTCGCCCCCTGGGAATGACGCCGAACCGATCGCGACGTACCGCGCGTCGAACGGCGCGTCGAGTGGAGAACGTGATGTGCTTTCATCGTGGAGAAGGTGACGAACTCCCGCCGTGGCGATGGTGACGCGCGATGGGTCGTGACCCACGTTTCGAGCGGGTGATCGCCGCCCAACTTCTTCGCCTCAAACGCCGCCCCGAGCACGGCCAGGGAGATCGCGCCGAGATGCGGCACGGCCAGGTCGCGCGGATCAATCCGCTCGAAGACGTCGCGGGTGTCGCGCACGGCGAACTCCGCCAGGATGCGCGAGAGATTTTGTGCCGCCCCAAAATTGAAACACTCGAGTGCGGAGAGGTCCGCCCGGGTGAACGCGTCCCGGCCGATGATCAAAACCGGGGCGGCGGCCCGATCCTGTAACTGCTGTGCGACGTGTCGCCCGAGTAAACGTGTCGAGAGGTACACGTTTAGTTCCTCCCCTAAAAGGTGTAGTGAGTTGTATCAACTTGTAGCAGCGTGACGGTCTGGCGGCATGAC